TATGTTGCTTAGCCAGTTAGATAGCCCACGCAGAGAAGGTGGACACTCGCTGGGTAATTGGGGCGAATACCTAGGTTACCCAAAAGGGGACCACGAGGATTGGTCTAAGTTAAGTGATGAGATGGTGACTTACTGTTTGCGAGATGTAGAAATAACCACTAAGGTCTACAAGATTATGATGCAGAAAGGACTGAGTGAGGATGCTAAGCAACTTGAGTATGATACTAAGCGTCACTGCTCCCAGCAAGAGAAGACTGGCTGGTTGTTTGATGAGCATGGTGCAGTACATATATTACAATTAGTTAATGATGACTTAAGGAATGCAGAGCAGGAAGTGCACAAGAACTTCCCACCTTTACCCGTATGGGAAAGCAAGAAGCCTATTAAGAAAGAAAGTAAATTTAAGAAGGACTTTACCCGTAGCATTGCCTATCAAAGAGAGGTTGATTTAGGTTGTCATACTAATGATGAGAATGATTATGGATACTGGACTTACCCAGAGCTAAAGCTAGGTAGTAGACAGCAGGTAGGTAGGCACCTTATGCATTATGGCTGGGAGCCAGAGATATTTACTGAAACTGGCAGGCCTAAGGTTGATGAGACCACGCTTAAGGATGTAGATATACCAGAGGCCAAAATAATAGGCCGTTACTTAATGCTACAGAAAAGGCAGGGCCAGATTAATGGTTGGCTTGATGCTTTAGATTCTAATACAGGCAGGATACATTGCCGAGTACACACCATGGGAACTATAACTCATAGGATGTCCAGCAGTAACCCAAACTTACAGCAAGTCACAGCCAGTGGCAAAGAGTATGGCTCAGAGATGCGTGGGCTGTTTACTGTTCCTGTTGGTAAGGTGTTAGTGGGTGCTGACTTATCTGGTTTGGAGTTGAGATGCTTGGCTCATTACATGAAAGATGACAAGTACACACAAGAGATATTGACAGGTGACATACACACAGCTAATCAGAAGTCAGCAGGACTGGACACCAGAGATAAAGCTAAGACATTTATATATGCTTTTTTATATGGTGCTGGTGATGCTAAGATTGGTAGCATAGCAGGTGGCAGTGCATCAGAAGGTAAGGTCCTAAAGGCTAACTTCTTAGACAATACTCCAGCACTTAAGACATTGAGAGAGCGTGTGGGTAAGGCATCCGATAAAGGATACTTGAAAGCTTTGGATGGCAGGCATGTTAGAGTAAGAAGTGAGCACGCCTCATTGAATTTCTTATTGCAGAGTGCAGGTGCTATAATAGCTAAGAGAGCTTGGGTTATCTTTCACGAGATTGCTAAGGGACTACAGTATAAACAGCTTGGTGTTATACATGATGAGATACAAATTGAGTGCAGTCCAGAGGATGCAGAGGAAATAGGTAAGTTGGCAGTCAAGGCTATGGAATTGACAACAGACTATTACAAATTGAACTGCCCGATAACAGGTGAATATAAAATAGGAAGGAGTTGGAATGAAACACACTAAGAATACAATTTGGGAAAGAAGAAAAAAGATAGATAACATTAATCCAGAGCATTACACACAAGGGATAGAATGTATAGATTATATTACCTCAAAAAACATGAGTTTTCTTGAAGGCAATGTGGTAAAATATGTCACTCGATACAGGATGAAGAATGGATTAGAAGACCTAGTAAAAGCACAATGGTATCTGACCAGACTAATAGAAGATTTTAATGAGGGAGTAAGTAAATGAGTAAGAGTATACAAACATTAATACCAGACATCTATGACACACTGCAGTCTAAGAGTTATTCTGGCGATTTAAAATCAATAGCTAAGCAGGCGGGCCATGAAGTAGAGGAAGCTATTAACAATGCCTTTACTCCATATGAACAGAAGACAAATTTAAGGATGTCTGGTATAGGCAGATGTGAGAGGGCACAGTGGTATGGTGTGAAAGGGTACACACAAGAGGAAATCGGAGGGAGTGTGTACCTTACCTTTTTGCAGGGCCATGTTCTAGAGGCTGTGATTGTGGCGTTGATTAAGTTAGCAGGGCACGAGGTTGAGGGTCAACAAGAGAAGCACACTGTAGAGGGCGTTAATGGCTCACAGGATTGCAACATTGATGGTGAGCTGGTAGATATTAAGACAGCCAGTGCTTGGTCTTGGGATAATAAGTTTACACCAACAGGAATAGCAGATGATGGCTTTGGTTATGTCAAGCAGTTGTCAGCGTATGGTAAGAATGCTAACAGGAAGCATGGGTATTTCTTAGCTTTAAATAAAAACAAGTCAACCCTAAAGTTATGCAAGCAAGAACTTGAGCAGGACATTGACACTTTCATTGTTGACTTAAAAGATAAGATGAAGTCAGACACACCACCAATGAGAATTGCCAAGGCCACTACGCTAACTAAGCAAGGTGAAGAGAAGCTTTGCATGACTTGTTCTTTCTGTGGCTTTAAAGAGCACTGCTATGGAAGTTTAATTGCTAGACCAATTCCATCTGGTAAAATAACTAATTACTTTGTTGACAATGTAGGAGCAAGTTTTTGAAACAGTTACCAGAATTTAAAGCTTTCATAGCATCTACTTATGATGCCTGTTTAATATGTGATGAGCTAGAGATTGAGCCAGAGGATTTGTTAGATGCCTTTGAGGATAAATTATTAGAAAAGAGGGACAGATTTTTAGAGGACTTTGAGGAGTCGTGATGGAAACAGAATATATAATATTAAGTAGTGTGTTAATAATAGCTGGTGCTATTGTTGTACATTTTACAAACAAACAAGCGTATGAGAAGGGCATAACTACTGCTGTGTTATTGCACAGAGAAGGCAGGCTAACTTATACAGATTACTATGATGATGACGGTGAAAGAATGGTAGACATTGACATCGCACCAATGGAGGAAGAATGAATACATTACCAAATGATTACCAAAACTTTATAGCACTAAGCAGGTATGCTAGGTGGCTACCAGAAAAGAAAAGAAGAGAGACATGGAAAGAAACAGTTGCTCGTTACTTTGATTTTATGGAAGACCATTTAAAGACTAACACTAACCAAGAACTTATACCAAAGACTAGAAAGATACTTGAGGATGCTGTTGTTAACTTAGAGGTTATGCCTAGCATGAGAGCATTGATGACAGCAGGCAAGGCACTAAAAGAAAACAACATAGCTGGGTACAACTGTGCCTACCTAAGTGTTGACCATTGGAAAGCATTTGATGAATGCTTGTATGTTCTAATGCATGGTACCGGTGTAGGCTTTAGTGTTGAGAGACAGTTCGTTAATAAATTACCAAATGTTCCCCCAAGCATGGTGGATGTTGATGACACAATTGTAGTACAAGATTCTAAGGAAGGTTGGCAGTCCGCATTCCGTAAATTAATTACTTATTTGTATGATGGTGAGATGCCTAAATGGGACTTCTCTAAAGTCAGGCCAAAGGGAGCTAGGCTTAGCACCTTTGGTGGTAGGGCCAGTGGACCAGAGCCACTAGTTGACCTGTTTAACTTCTCTACTAATTTATTTAAGGATGCTGTTGGTCGTAAACTAACTAGCTATGAGTGTCACCGTATGATGTGTAAGATTGCAGAAGTGGTAGTTGTAGGTGGTGTGCGTAGGTCAGCACTAATGTCATTATCTAATTTAACTGATGAGCGTATGCGTAGTGCTAAGTCTGGTCAGTGGTGGAGTGATACGCCAGAGATGGCACTGTCTAACAACAGCGTGTGCTATACAGAGAAGCCGGACATTGGTATCTTCATGAAAGAATGGACATCACTATATGAGTCTAAGTCTGGTGAGCGTGGTATCTTCAATAGAGAGGCGGCCATCAAACAAGCAAGTAAGAATGGAAGGCGTGATATTAATCATAACTTTGGTTGTAACCCTTGTAGTGAAATACTATTAAGAGACGGACAGTTCTGTAATTTAACTGAGGTAGTTGTTAGGGCAGAAGACACACAAAGTGACATACTTCGTAAGGCTAGACTAGCTACCATACTGGGTACATTCCAAGCATCTTTGACTGACATCAAA